TAGGTTTCTACATCCTCGGATGTAGTGAGACGCCTAAGGGAATTGACATCTACCGCCTAAAGGCACCTTTGCAGATCTATTTGATTTGTGATTTTCGGTGCGTTTGGACGGAGCCACGCACCGAAAAGAACAAATCAAATAGATCTGCCCAGGTGCCCTTAGGTGGTAGATGCCGATTCCCATAGGTGTCTCACTACATCCGAGGATGTAGAAACCTACCTTTCGAAATAGAGCGTAAAGATAATAAAGCGATGTTGTGGCTCGAAAGGACTCTGCGCGTATACCAAGGGGCCATTGCTGGCGCCTGGCAACGCGGTAGGGACTCTTGGAATTACCGTTTTAGAGAACATTACACCTCTGCGGTGTGCGGATGGATTCTCAAGAGTTGGAAAAGGGAGGGGCAAGACGCTACGCTGAAAAAGTTCAAACTCGGTCTTGCCTTACATCAACCCCCCAAACCGGGAAAGAGACCCAAGGTCATGGGCTCTTCCCTGATGCGCAAACTGTTGCCGAAGTGCATCCTTTATAACAGGGACGCCTTCATCCAGTTTGCACTGATAGATCGTGCACTCCCGACAGCTGTCGGGCACCGTACTATGCAAAACGCTCTATCAGAGCATCAGCGCGTTTATACATCCACGCATCATCCGCCGAAGGCGCTACTAGAAAATTGGAAGGAATTTCTTTCCGGACACCGTGGTCCGAAGATTCCATTAGCCTGGACCGGGTTAGGTCCAAAACTCAAATTTTCTGGCGCGCTGGGTATCAAGAGGTCCGCTCACGGGCTTGACCTCTATGCCGATTAGTTATCAAAAGCTGCGACACTACGCTACAAGCGCGGTACCAAAGAATGGAAAGCTGCTAGCAGAGTTCCTTTATATGGTAGCAACTGTTGGGCTTCACTTATAAAAATGAATAATAACTTGTCGGAAGTCGTACCAATAGCGGAGAATGGATGTAAAGTTAGGGTGGTCACTAAGTCCACCCTCCAGACTGTGCACGCGGGGCACGCCTGGAGAGATCGTTTATGGCAGTACTTGCTTACCCATCCTTGGACGCGGGGACCTCTTACCAAATTGGATCCCCCGACTATTGAGACGGATCTCAATAGGTGGGCAAGAAAAGTCAAGGCGAAGATTCCACTCTGGGAACACACTTCGTCCGATTTGACAGCTGCTACCGATAACCTGAGCCTTGATTATGTATTGGTTTTCATACAATGGCTCGAATCGCTTCTCTTGACCCCAGAGGAGTTAGAAGCAGGTGAGGTTATACCTGAATTACGTGTTATGTAGTTATCCCAAACATTAATTTATAAGCGAAGGATACGTGATACTGATCCACATGAGGTTGAGCCAAGATCATGGCGCGATATCATTGTCAGAATACAGTCATCACGGGGTTGCCTTATGGGACTACCTCTCTCCTGGTTCTTGTAGTCTGTTCTGCATATCTTCATCGTTGATCAAGCTATTAGTATAGCTTTAATGAAGACTCGCGGAGCCAGAGACCAGTGGAAGAGAGACGACGTATTTGTCAGAATTCTCGGAGACGACCTAATTGCTATCTGGCCGAGAGAATGCAACATTGCATACTCGGCATAGCTTAGTGATAGTGGACTCCCTATATCCAAGCACAAGCACCAGGTGTCTTCCACAATCTGCAACTTTGCTAGAATGTGGTTCGCACCTATTTTCGGTGAGAAACGCTCGCGGAACACTAATTACGGAAACCTCAGTTGGGCTCCGGAAGCCTCTAAGGGCCCCTATTTAGTTGATCAAGCGGGTTTCGCAGACTTTGGATTTAGGAGAATCACAGGGTACAGGTGGATACGGACTATCTCGATTGGCGCCTACGGGCGTTTCGATTCGACGAACATCTTTCAGAACGCGTCCGGTCTATCCAGCTGTTATCGGGTTGGTCACCCGGCCTTATTCAAGCGCTTTCGTGATGTGCTGAAGATTACTTCTCCCAATTTGTGGAGGAGGGCCGCTGAATAGCGCATCCACCCTACTTTACCCTATTTAGGGCTCGGTTTGCCTCAACGCCGTGGGCATCCGGACCGAATTGGGAAAGTTTCATTCCGAGACTACTACGCCTTTTTGGCGTGTAAATCGCAACATTCGTAGCGCTCCATTGAGCAACTTTGGGATTTCTCCAAACCCACGGAGTTCTGGACCTGTTATAAGGGTGTACTTGAGGAGCTTTTGGCTCCACACCCTAGTCCACATTACACCGCGGGGGGGATCCTCAATAAGAAACCAAGATGCGTGGCTCTAAGGCCTAAACGCAATCCTGAATCATTACTCAGACAAGGACTTGTTCCGCTCGAAACGCTCCAAAGCTCGATAGCTTTGGAAGCAACAAACCGCCTTAAAGTCATCCATTTAACGATCCACAGCGGGTTTCGACGGGTATCAGCAAGTGATGAACTCAAGAAACATGATATTACTAAAGTCTCTCTTGAACTCCGAAAACTACGCTACAAATATGCCAAATTTCTGGCTAAGCGCATCAAGAAGAGTATGAATAAGTTAGTAGATGGGCCCGGTGGTCTTAGAACCGCCGGCAACTGGATACCTGAACGACTAGCGAACAGAACCTTTGCATCCTTGGAACTTACTCACGCAAGAGTAATCTATGCAACCCCCTTCCCTCGACCCGAGGAGAAGGTATGTGGCAATACTTCCACATAGGTAGGCGGCGTCAGTGCTGATTAGCTGACGCGCGCAAACTCAGAATTTCCTGTACTCAAACA